ATTTGAATTATATGATAATGTATATGTATTAGGAGTCCATATTGCATATAAAGTTGTATTTTGAGATATAGTTAAAGATGAATTTGGATTATAACTAGTACCTGTACCATTGGCACTTGTATTCCAATTTAAAAATGTATATCCCGTTCTTGAAAATCCATTTGAATTATTAATTATTATAGAAGATCCGCCACTAGTGTATGTTTGATTAGAAATTGTACCACTCCCTCCATTTGAATTATATGATAATGTATATGTATTAGGAGTCCATATTGCATATAAAGTTGTATTTTGAGATATAGTTAAAGATGAATTTGGATTATAACTAGTACCTGTACCATTTGCAATTGTATTCCAATTTAAAAATGTATAACCTGTTTTTGCAAAAGTATTTAATAAAGTAGTTATAACAGTATTAGATGGATATGGAGATTTTATATCTATAATAGAACCACTTGTATTTCCATTACCATCATATATTAATGTTACATAATTAAATCCATATAATGTCCAATGTGTATTTGTATTAGTATTTCTCCAATTATTTGTATAACCAGAAATAATAATTCCAATTGTATTTGTTGCATCAGTATCATTCCATGATGCTGCACTAGAAATAGTACCACGAACTAGTGAGTTATTCGATGATACACTGTTTTTATTAGAACCATATATACCAGTATCAATTGTTGTAATTTTACCAATAGTATAACAATTATTAGCTTCAATTATCATTAAATTTATTCCATTTGGATCCCCGCCCCACCCAGGATAATTACGCCCACAATCCTTTCCAAATATTCCACCACCATCTGAACTAATATTTCCAATTGAATAACAATTATTTGCTATTAGTCTAGATCCATTATTTCCACTATTACCACATCTAAAACCAAAAATCCCACCACCAACTGAACTAATATCTCCAATTGAATAACAATAATTTGCTTCAATTATTCCAGAAGAAACCAATCCAACATCAAATGAAAATATTCCACCACCACCATAACCAATAGTTCCAGTCGAAAAACATTAATTAGCAGATATTTTTGCAGAAGCTTGTATACCTAAACCAGCGCCATTCCCAAATATTCCACCACCAGCATCTAGATTATTACCAGTAGAATAACAATAATTTACTTCAATTATTCCAGAAGAATTTGTTCCAGCCTTATATCCAAAAATACCACCAGCAGCGGTTCCAATAGAACCAGTTGAATAACAATTATTAGCTTTAATCGTTGCTGAAGAATGATTTCCAACATTGTTACCAAAAATACCTCCACCATAATCGTTAATAGGACCATTTGAATAACAATAATTAACAGTAATATTTCCAGTAGGCGCATATGATCCAAAATAACCTTGACATATCCAACCTCCATATGGGTTTGATGCAATCAAACTTGATAAACCAGTAACTGTTACACCTAAATTTCCTATAGTTATACTTATTTTACTAGGATTCGAACTAGTAGTTGAAATTGTACCATTCTGAAATAGACCCAGATAATCTGTTATATTATTAATATTAATTTCTTTATTATTACCATCAATTGTTATATTATTTGATCCCATAATAAAATATCCATTTGTACTGCCATAAGTACTATTAAAAACTATATTTGTATTAAATTTAATGGTTAAAGGACTCGCCGTATTACTATTAGTAAATTTAACTGGCCAATTTGTAGCAGTTATTAATTGATTCGACCTTCCATCACTAAATGTACATGTAATTTCAAAAGTAGATGAATTTTGATTAAGTGTTATTATCCCTCCTGCTTGTCCAATAGGAGTTTCAACAAGAGTTGATTGATAATTGACCACTTCTTCTGTAAAATAAATATTTTGTATATCCTCATTTGTATTTTCCAAAACCCAATCACCTCCATACTTAATATTACCGGTTAAATCATTAGAAGCCCCAATTATAGCTTTGGTTTTTTCTTTAAGTACATTAAAATATTTATTCCAGTGTTCATAAAGTAATGTGTTGCAAGCCAAATAATCTAAATGTTCAACATTAAATTGATTAGCTAAATTGATAATAAATTGCATATTTAGAGAATATTCGTTTGTATTTATATCCAGATCATTAAAATCAAAAAGTGGTTTATTATTAGTGAATTCTTTAAGACCTTCAATATTAGAATTATGAAATACAATTGCAATTCTTTTAATATTTATGAAATTTTTAGTTAAAAGTTCTAATAATTCATCATTAGAAGAAGATTCATTATAAATTATTGATAATGATTTAGAATTAGCATAATTAGCGAATTGATCTGGATAATTTATTTTATCGTGAATAAGTATAATATTATCGTATACGTTGTTTTCATCTAGGGTATAAATAAGTGGTATTATTATATTATTAATTTGTAGATGATTTTTATAATTTATAATGTCATTTTGATCAATATCCATATGTTAATTTTTATATAATATAAATTAATATATAAATTAATATTTTTTACACCATAATCTGAATTAATTAAAATTGAAATTTTTATCAGAACTAATTTCATACAGCTCGAGAAATTTTGACTTTACTTAATATTTCTTGAATTGTGTGAAATTAGTTCTGATAAAAAATATATAGTTAGCATATACAATAATATGTCTGATACACAATCTAATAATTTAAGCGTACAAGAAGAAGCAGAATATGTGACAGGAGTAGCAAAAATCGCAGAAGCATCAATAGTAGTAACAGCAGTAGTAACAGCAATAACAATAGCAAATATATTTAATTAAATTGAAACTTTTTATTTAAATTTAAGTAAAAAATCAGTAGAAACGGTACCAGCAGCAGAACCAGGCATGTAGCGAACAAAAATTATGCAATTTCACGCCCACATACTTAAGAATAGACAATGGTCATATCTGAATACATAAAACTGGTCAAATTAAAAAAATTTCTATAGATCTTTGTCCACATATATGTTCTTTAAAAATTTTGATAACTTATAAAGAAATTATTTGTGGTTGAATCAGTTGAATAGATTGAATCGATTGAATAAAAAAATCCAACAAATAAATTAAACTGGATGAAAAATCTAACCAGTTATATTATTATTTTATATTATTATTTTATATAAGGATATAATAATAATGGGTAATTTATCAGGAGGAGAAGAGTATACTCTGAAAAAAGGAGAGTATATTGAAAGAAAAGGAGAGTATATTAAGGATAATGTTAACGATAAAAAAAATTATTCATTAATATTATCGGTTTATTCTAAAAGTGAAGTAATCAAAGACTTATTTACAAAATTAATTGACGATATTGATAAAGATAAAGATGATTTTGATGTTATGTTGTTAATAAGATTTTTATTAATTGCAAAAAAAAATCAGAATCCTAATTATAAATACTATTTAACAGAATCTAAAAAAATATTAGATAAGTATAAGTTTTGGTTAGAAAGAGGTGAAACAGTACAATGTTATTGGTCAGAAAATCATTTAATTAGTTATATATCGTCATTATATTTATGGAATCAATTAAATTCAAAATCAAATGAAGAATGTTTAAAATCAAATAAAGAATGTTTAAAGTTATTAACAATTTATATCGAAAGTAAATGTAAATTTTTATTTCATGAATTTTTATCACAAGTATATTTAAAATATACTCTAAATGCATTGTTAAATATTTATGATTTTATAGAGGTTGGAAATTCTAAAATAATTGAAGATTTAAAATCAAAAGTTAAAAAATGTATAAATATAATAATCCAACAATTTATTGAAGTTTCAAATACCAATGGTATAATTTATTGTGCACAAGGTCGTACATATGATTCTTATAGAAATGATTCAACTGGTAAAGATATAAATAAATTATTATATTTATTAACAGGTAAGCCAAACGAAAACGGTATGTCACCAATTGGTGTATTCCTAGCAACATCAACTTATGAACCAGACAATATAGATTTTAATGTTAATTCAGATTATGAAAACACATATTCGATTGGTTATTGTGATTTTAAACAAAATCCAATATTCTCAGAATTAGATGAATATCAAAAAATAATATTTCAATTGAGTGCTGGATTATATTTTAATTATGAAAATATAACAGATACAATTAAATTATTTAATTATTATGATTTATATAAACATAAACATTTTGGATTAGAAAAATATAAAAATTTAATACAATGGACACCGAGTATGTTATTAAAATTTATATCATTTATATTAAATTCATATACGGGTGGATCAAAATTAACTTTTATAGATTATCATATTTATAATAATAATAATTATACACTTACATCTGCTGAAAATTATAATAAAGGTTTAAGTGGAGCACAACAATTTGTATGGGTAGCAAATGTTAATGGTTCATCTGTTTATACACAATCTGGTAATTCTTTCGGATCCGGGCACGTCGGGTCAACATTAAATAATAGTCATTTACCATATATTAAACAAAATAAAGATATTATTATAATGATGTATAGACCAGGCTTTATATTAAGAAATACAAAATTTATATCAAAATATGATATAAATGTTTATTTAAAATTTATTAAATCAGATTTTGATGAAGTAGTTTATGATAATAAAAAAAATTGGTTATTTGGAAATAAACAAAATACATATATTGCAATATATTCAACTTCATTAAAAATAAAAAAAATAAATTCAGATGATGTATATTATAATGACTCACTCAATCAATGTTGGATTATTATTTTAGGTGATAATAAAAAATATGAATCATTGGGTGATAATAAAAAATATGAATCATTTGACGATTTTAAAACCAAAATATTAACTAATGCAAAAATTAAATTTAGTTTGAAAAATAGATTATCAAATAAATATATAGGATCAATAGATTATAATAATAAAAATATTGAAATTATTTGGTAATTAGATTATTATCCGATTATACACTATATTATGGATTATTTACTCAAAAATATTCATTTGATACCCATTTCAGAAACATTAGAATCTATATTTTCATATATAAATCTATCAAAACCATTAAATAAAATGAGAGCATTGGAAATTGGTATAGGTAATGGAAATTGTTCAATACCTATGTCAAAAAAATTTAGATCATATTATGGTATTGAACCATTGACTCATATTTATGATGTTTTTATCAAGACCTGTTCAGCCAATAATTGTAGAATAAAGTCCTATAATATGAATTTAGACAATTTTGCCAAAACCACTGATAAAAAATTTGATATAATAATTCTAAAAAATGTAATTCATTTTATTGGTTATGATGAATTAATTAAACAATGTAGAAAAATAATAAAAAAAAATGCATTTATTATAATTCAAAATCCACAACCAAAACCTAGTAATTGGGGAAATAATGAATTAAATGCTGATTCATCCGAATATAACGAGATAAAATGGTTAAAATTAAAAAAAAGATTAGAATCACATTATGAAATCTTATCTAATAGTGAATATTTTGATAAATTTGTAGAAGATAATAAATCAGTTTTTTTCGTACTAAAAACTTACAATAAATTTACTTAAATTAATAAGATTATTTGTTTGTTTATTTAATTTCCTCCTCTGAATAATTATCATTTGCTTTGAATTGTATCATATCAAAAATTGATTTAAAATCTAATTTTGTTAAATATTTTAAATTGTCAAGATTTATAAAGATATATTAGATTTTTAAGAAGTAGAAAAAAATACATATGGTATTGGATTATTAAATTTTATTGATCAATCAATTTTTTCAAAAATCCCATTTAATTGTGTATTAGTATAGTCAAACTATTTTATTCATTTAAGCTAATATAGAGTATTTATTTCCTTGATCATCTATAATAATTAGATTAGATGGTATTAAATAAAAATCTGATATATTAGATATATTTGTTAGTAAATATGGAAATAAAGGTGGATATGGTGAATTATAATTACGATTTGGATTATTAAAGGTATTATCAAAATAATTCAACTTGTATATCAGATTTTTATTATTTTCATAATTAAAATAACATAAATTTTTATAATTATTAGTTATTATCTTATTAATGTTATTTTTATTATTCAAAGCAATATATTCATTGGCAAATATTATTCTTTGAATATATATTTCTGGTGATTCACATATTGAATAATCATCTATTAATTGAAATGGAAAAAGATATAACTTTTTATTATTAATTATGTAAAATGAAAATTTGGTTATATAAAATGTCGGAGATATTAGATTATTATATTGAATTACTTTATCAGATGTAATTGCTCTAGAAACTTCATACTTAATTGAATTATAATCATATCCTTTAAAAGTAATATCTTGATATAATAATTTACTAACCAATAATTCATAACTTGTAGCCACCAATTCAATAGTTTTGTTATTATTCATTTCTATATTTTCATTAAATAATCTAATTGAATTATCATTTTGTATAATAATATATCCATTATTATGTTCAATTATTTCTTTTATTTCATCCAGTACCAAACTATATGTATAATTTGATTCCATTTTTAAAACATAACAATCGTAATTGTCTGTATTATCTGGATTATCTGGATTATCCGGATTATTCGTACAATTATAATCTAAATTATTTTCCTTTGGTCTTATGTATGTATTGATTTCAATATTTGATAATTTTTTACTTTCGGTCGTTATATTCTTGTAGAAAAAATATTCATTATTATTTTTTACCAATAATCTATTACCACTAATATAATATTCTGAAGTATTATTATATTTGAAATCTGTAATTATCAAATGAGATGAATTTGTAATATATGATTCTACATTATATAATTTTACATCATATTTGGTAATATAATTAGTTATATTTTCGTATATTAACATAAAATAATCATTAAATGTAAAAACTTCAAATGGTTTATAATTTATTGCTTCTTGCTTTAATTTACTTATAAAATAAAAAGTATCATTTGTTTCGATTATAAATGCATTGTCCATTGAATATACACCTAGAGTATTATTTTTATTCATCCCATTAGTAATTATTGTAGATGATATAGTATATGTTTTATAATCATTTGGATTTGGTGTTAATAATATTGTACCAATATCATTTTCTTTAACTATAGGATATTTTTTAATTTGAATAGTTGGTTGAATAGTTGGTTGAATAGTTGGTTCATTTATTGGTTGAATAGTTGGTTGAATAGTTGATTGAATAGTTAGATTTAGTTCATTTATTGGTTGAATAGTTGATTGAATAGTTGGTTGAATAGTTGATTGAATAGTTGGTTGAATAGTTGATTGAATAGTTGGTTGAATAGTTGATTGAATAGTTGGTTGAATAGTTGATTGAATAGTTGGTTGAATAGTTGATTGAATAGTTGGTTGAATAGTTGATTGAATAGTTAGATTTAGTTCATTTATTGGTTGAATAGTTGCTTGAATAGTTGGTTGAATAGTTGGTTGAATAGTTGGTTGAATAGTTGGTACATGTGTTAAATAATAAATGTTTATTTTTGTTGAAAAAAATGCATTTTTATCTACAATTACATCTTGGGATAATATTAGTGTGCGTAAATTATTACTACCTTCAAAACTAAAATTAGCTATACTTTTAATATTGGTTATATTTACATTTGTAAGTTTTGAACAATTAGCAAATGCACGTTCTTCAATAATAGTACCAATAATAGTACCAAAATTATTATCAGTTAATTTTCTTAAATATCTATTACTAATATTATTTTGAACATTATATGTGGATATCTTAATTAGTTTAGAATTTAAAAAAGCATTTTTATCAATTAGCATCCCACCAGATGGAATTAATACATTCGATACATAACTATTTTCAAAAGAATTATTACCAATCTTATTTATAAATGATGGTATAGTTAAATTATCTACACAACTTTTCCCATTTATAATTGTATTAGAATTAATAGTTAAACATGAATTAATATTATTAAATGTGGGTGCGATAGTTGGTTGAATTGTTGGTTGGATAGTTGGTTGGATAGTTGGTTGAATAGTTGGTTGAATAGTTGGTGAAACTTTAACATATGATGGAATAATAACAAAAAAAATAATAGGTAATAGAGATGCACATAATAATAAAAAAGAACAAAAACATACTTTAATCTTAGTAATTTTAAAAAAATTTGTCATTTACTTATATTATTAATTGAATATAATTAAATATTAAAAATATAGCATTGATAATTATTTTTGATGATTATATTTTTTGATATATATTTTTATGATGATATCATTAAATATCTATTATGATCTACTAGTATACTTTAATAGATCATATAAGTTATAAAGAATTATAAAGAAAATATTTGCGCATTTTTGAAACTTATATTGAGAATATAACTCATATCTAATAAAATATTCTCTAATAAAATTATAAATGTATGAACAAAAATATTTAAAATACAAAAATAAATATCTAAATCTAAAAAATGAAATATATGGTGGACTTGATATAATTGATAATTTAGGAGAATTAAAAAAAGGTGAAATCAATGTTATATTACCAAAATTGCCAAATTGCGAGTTAGTTACTCATATATTAAGTAATCCAGAATTAATATTAGATACAGATTTTGCAAAATTACCAAGTATTCAAATTGATATTCCAAATATCAATAAATTGCAAAATACAATGTGTAATTTTATAACAGATGATACCAGAAGATTATATTGTAATATATATTATAATAAATGTCGTATAAAACAATTATTTGATAAATATCATAATATTTTATATCAAGGACAAATTCTAACTGAACCAGATATATTTACTGTTGAAACTTTAAATCAAATATTATTAAGAACTATAGTAAATAATATGGATGCAGATATAGAAAAAATAAAAAAATATCAACAAACATTAATTGATTTCGGTGCAAATGTTAATCATATTGATGGAAGAACTTTTAGAGATAATTATTATATTAAACAACCACATGATCCAAGATCAACAGATTTTCAATTAATAATAATACCAAAATCAGTTACTCATATTAGCAAAAAAGGTTTTCAAGGTCTTAAGATAAAAAATATGATAATACCAGATTCTGTTACTCATATAGAGGGTCATTCTATACAAGATACTGGATTAGAAAAAATAATAATACCAGATTCTGTTATTCAGATTGGTGATTATGCATTTTCTGGGAATTGGTTAGTTGAAGTTATAATTCCTGAATCTGTTATTCATATTGGCAAGAATTGTTTTCAATTTAATCGATTAAAAAAGGTAACAATTCCCGAAAGATTTAAAAAAGATATATTCAATATATTTAATTTAGCTGCAAGAGGAATAAAATTTAAGTATACAACAATATTACCAAAAAAAAGTTTAATAAATAAAATAAAAGATAAATTATGTATGCCAACTAAAGATAAATTATGTATATAGATATACCGCAAATATTTTCTTTATAATATATAGCCTTGGTAAGCTTCGTTATTTAATTAATAAATCTATATTATATTATTGCTAATTCTTATAATATTGGGACTAATTTTATTATTAGATGGATTTATAATACGAGAATTTATATTAAAAATATGGATATTCTAAATGATTTATATCGTTTAGATCATAGAAAATTATTAATACAAAATCATCAATCAGAATTTGACTATATATTAATATATTTTGCATTTGTTTATAATAATTGTTCAAATATTAATTTAAAAATGATTATGGGGAAAAGAGTATATTATATATTTCTTGGCATTGGTTTAATAGTAAAATTATTAGATGGAACATATATATCATCTGATAATAAAACAAATATTAAAAATTTAAATAATATTAAAGTAAAAAATAATGATTGGTTATTAATATATCCAGAAGGATATTTATCACATTTAGAAAATTTAAAAAAAAAGTAATTTATATTGTAAGAAAAATGATATTGATCCCACATATAATGTATTATATCCAAAAACAACTGGTGTAGAAATTATATATAAAAATAATAATATAGAATATATTTATACATTTTGTACTCACGGAGATAGTTTATTTCCAGGAACCAGACCATATAGAATATACAATACAGGTATTCCAAAAAATGTGTATATAGATTTGAAAAAAACACAAGTTACTAATATAAAGCAAGATATAATAAATATTTTTAGAGAAATTGATAAATCATTTGACAATAGAACTTACGATGATTTTCAATTATATGAAAATTATAATAAAGAATTATATTGTTTCTTATTGAATATGATATTTTTTGTATTTAATTTAAATTTATTATATAATTATCAGATAATAAGATGGTTTTTTATGATAGAAATTATAATTTATTATATTTATATTCATTTTATATGGTGAGATTATCTAATTTATCTAGATTTGGAAAATATGATTGTTTATCACCACGTCTTCTAACATCACAAGTAGTACAATGAAAGCTACCACCAAATTCATAAACATCACGAAATGCACAAGGTATTACTTTAATACCTTGATCTTCAACAAATTTAATAGTTTTTTTTTCGGATTCTTCCATAATAATTGTATCAGGATTTATCATTAAACAATTAATCGATAACCATTTACTACATAATGATAATGGTGTTGATGTTTCATGATCTGGTATTGGTGCTGATAAAATATCCCATGATCCATCAAAAATATGTTTTTCATTATTAGCCAATGCTCTATCTGGTGATGATAAAATTATTCCTGGTCTACCGTCTGCTGGTGGTTTAATTGGAACAAATGTAGCATCCATATGAAAAGGAGTTAAATCATTAGGGAAGTGAAGAGTATGTACTCTATATTCAGGACCTAAACTTCTTTTAAACCAATCAATACCCATTAAATTAGTTGTAAAACTATGTTGAATCATTATATCTTTTCCAAAACGTGTAATATCGGCAGCATCAAAAATAGGTTCAAATTCAGTTGTAACATAATTATAATTCTTAATATATTCAATTCTATTTTCATCGTATTTCCATGGATAGTTTAAATTATATAATTCATCCTTCATAGTTGGTTTTGGTCCAATTACCCATTTAAAATTTGAATCTTGTCTCATATAATCTTTTAAAATAGTTTTATATGCAGTATATTCAAAAAATCTTGAACGCCATGACATTGGAGCTTCATATATTTGATTTCCGATTGTAATTAAAACATCTCTTGGATTTGATGTATCGTATTGACATGGTACAGAAAAATCATTAGTTTTAACTTCTTTAGTAAAATCAATACTATCAGGTCTTCTTATAGTAACTTGATGATTTTTTAAAATGTTTACAAAATTATCTAATTGTCGTGTCGCTTTTTCTATACTTTCTTTTGTTTTTAAGCCTGGTATATATTGATTAACTGTCGCTTTGTCCATTTTCGCACGAAATGCTGGTTCATCGGCAGGGATACAAGCTAAATCGGGAATACCTACAATAATTTCTTCTAAAGGATCCCACTCATTCCATGAATTTACAATTGATTGTGACATTTATTATATTATAATATTAGTATAATATTTTTAAATATACTGAAATGTTTAGATATTAACAATATAAATATATTTAATATAATATTTATTATATTATGAATAATCCAATTAATAATCCAATTAATAATCCAATTAATAATCCAATTAATAATCCAATTAATAATCCAATTAATAATCCAATTAATAATCCAATTAATAATCCAATTAATAATCCAATTAATAATCCAATTGATAATTTAGAATTAAAAAAAATATGTGATGATATATTACCATTAATATATAATTATATTAATGATATTAATATAGACAAGGAAAGTGTATATATATATAAATCATATAAGGAATTAACTGAATTATTTTCATTAATATTAGAAGATAATCCAAATAACAATATTTTTAATGATATTAAAAATACAATTAAATATAGTACACATACTAATCATCCAATGTATGTTGATAAATTATATTCTGGATCATCTGCTATTGGTATTATTTCTGAATTAATAATAACATTATTAAATACAAACGTTCATACATTTAATTCAAGTCCAGTATTTACTTTAATTGAATTAGAAACTATAAAAACTATTAATAATATTATTGGTTATGATATAAATTCAGATGGTATATTTTGCCCTGGTGGAAGTTATTCAAATATGTTAGCATTATTATGTGCAAGAAATAAAATTAATCCAAATATTAAAAAAGTAGGTTATAATAATAAAAAATATTCTATTTTTATGTCAGAACAAGGTCATTATTCTATAATAAATTCAGTAATAATATTAGGTTTATGATTAGATAGTGTATATAAAATAAAATGCGATAATAATAATAAGATTAATTTAAGAGATTTAGAAAACAAAATAATTGAATCAATAAAAAAAAACGAAATACCATTATTTATCAATATAACTGCAGGAACTACAGTATTAGGAATATTTGATAATATTTCAAATGTATATGAAATATCACAAAAATATAAAATATGGTTACATTTAGATGCATCATGGGGTGGATCAGTATTAATGTCAGATAAATATAAATATTTATTAGAAAATTGTCATTTAACAGATTCAATAACTTGGAATCCACATAAAATGTTAGGTATTCCATTGCAATGTTCAGTATTATTAATAAAAGATACAAAAACATTAATTGATACAACAAATATTGATGTTAATTATTTATATCATTATAATCAAGAAAATAATCAAGAAAATAATTTAGATTTAGGAAAAAAAACATTTCAATGTGGAAGAAAAGCAGATGCATTTAAATTATGGTTATCATGGCGTTATTATGGTAAAAAAGGATTCGAAACTAGAATTAATACAGCATTCGATAATGTTAATTATTTTATTAATGAGATTACAACAAAATATAATGATAATTTTATACTAGTATCTGTACCATCATTTGTCAATATTTGTTTTTGGTATATTCCACATAAATATAATAATATATTAAGTGAAATTAAAAAAGATTTTAATAATATTAAAAAATATTATAATGATATTAATGAGATTACAAAAAATATTCATAATATAATTATAAAAAATGGTAAATTAATGATAGATTATAGTGATTTACCAAATGGAATACCTTATTTTTTTAGATTAATAATAAGTTCACCTAATATAAATAGTAATTATATTGATAAAATAATTAATGAAATAATCGATAGCAGTGAAATAGTTTATGGTAGAGAAAAATAATCAATAAATATAATCAATAAATATAATTAATAAATATAATCAATAAATATAATTAATAACAGGAATTTTGAAAATATTTATAAATCTATTTAGAAAGATCAAATATGATATATTATTTAATATTTTTAAAAATATCATGGCCAATTTTGTCATGATATTTTTATGTCTTTGTTCTAACAATTTAATTTAAATTATAAATATATATTTATAATTTATATGAATAAAATTATATCATTAATAGTAATATTTTTAAAAACCTATTATTGTTTAAAAATAATAAATTCTATTGGAAATACACCATTAATTAAATTAAGTAATCACATTATTCCATATAATAATGTTAATGTCTTTGTAAAATTAGAATATTATAATCCATCTGGTAGTATAAAAGATAGAATTATTAAATATATTATAGAAGATGGATTTAAAAATGGTAAAATTACAAAAGACACAATTATAATAGAAGCATCTTCTGGTAATACAGGATCATCATTAGCATTATTATCTAATAATTATAATTTAGAATGTATAATATGTACTGATTCTAAATGTTCAGATGAAAAAATTAATTTTATGAGATCATTTAATAATACTGAGTTAATTGTTGTAAAATCTTGTTCTAGTTTGTGTGATGAACATTATAGTAAAATTATATTAAAAATGGCTAATGATAATAAAAATTATTATCATATAAATCAATATAATAATGAATTAAATGCAATGAGTTATTATCATACATTAGGTCCTGAAATTTGGGAACAAATTGATAAAAATGTTGATTATTTTGTTTGTGCGGCTGGAACTGGTGGTACAATCACAGGTATTAGTCAATATTTAAAAGAAAAAAATAAAAATTTAAAAACAATTTTAATAGATCCCCCTGGTTCAATAATTGGTAAATATGTTAAAAATAATAAATTATTTATTAAACCAGAAAATCATTATAAATCAACTATAATTGAAGGTATTGGTAAAGATAGTATCCCTGGAACAATTGATTTTAAATATATAGATGATGCTATCAATATAGATGATAATGATGCTATAAATATGTGTTATAAATTAGCGAATGAAGGTATATTTTCTGGTGGTAGTGGTGGTGCAAATGTATTAGGTGCATTAAAATTAGCAAAATCTCTTGATGAACAAAAATTAAATATTAATAATACAATTAATATAGTTACTATAATACCAGATTCAGGATTTAAATATATGAGTAAAATATATAACGATGAATGGTTAAAAGCAAATGATATTATAATAAGCTCTTGTATTAAAAGTTTGAATTAAAAGATCTATTTTACCGAATATAATGAGATAAAATGGTTAAAATTAAAAAAAAATTTAGAAACACATTATGAAATCTTATATAATAGTGAATATTTGGATAAATTTACTTAAAAACCAATTAAAAGATTAAATCCAATAATTAAATTTCCATCACCTAACCAATACAAAAAATAATAAAATAATATTGATCAATATAATTTTTTAAGGATATGTAGTAAATATCAACAGGTGACAAATTTACTTAATTTAACTTCAAAATTCATATGATAACTCATGTATCTACCATAATTGCGCAATTTTTGCTCGCTACACTGGCCATTACATTTTCTAGATATTTACCCTTATAAAATAAATACTTAATGTTTTGACTCGTTGTTTCCAATGAGTCAAAATATCATAAAATTAAAATTAAAATTAAAATTAAATCAAATTAAAATAAATTAAATTTTTAACTAATACTTTACATACTAGAATTCGAATAGTCATCCTTGACTTGAATTCTAGGTAAGATATTAATTGCCATAAGCTCCTGTATTAGGAGTTTGAATGCATATGGCATTATTACTTTATTTGCATATGGCACATCACCTTGATATTCAGGTAATTTTGCACATGATCGACATATATAAATGTCTTTATCTGATTTTTTAGACGCAATCAGACCACATTTTGAGCATACATAACATGCATAAATGTCTGAATTATCCACTAAACGTTCCTTTAAGAATAAAGAACATCCATGTGATATCATTGCGTCCCTTTCCATCTCTAAATTTACCAACCTCGATGTATTAGCGTCTGGGTATTTAAGCCAAACTTATAGGTTAAAAAATTTCGTTTTTAATATCGCAAAAATCATTAAAATATTAGATTTTTGGTGTAGGATATTAAACACTACGTTTTTTCATTGTCGCCAATGGGTTTAGACCATATCTTAGGCCCAGAATATTAAATATTTAATTCTGAGCCCACTTACATTTGGTCGTTGAGCCTTTGAGTTCTGATCGTAATCAAAACAAACTTGGTTGCGGATTGACTCTACTTTCTTATTGTATAACTTTTTACTGTACCCGGTGCAGTTAACACCAGCCATCAAATCATTACTGATCTAACTTAGTATTATACGTCTAAGTAATTAATATTATTGTTTTTCGAGTGATTCCCGCAATTTGTAAGTGTTGCCCACTACACGTAGACTAGCCAAAACTTGTATTTTGACTCTTTGGCAAGATGTTTACCAAATCTTAAACCGCCATCCCTTGATCTCCTAAATACCATTCTTAACATGTTTCAAGCATTTCCTCTTGAAACCATCGAACCCATGAACTCATCATATAAACCTTTTAAACACGGATTTATATAATTACATCATAGCACTGTTACCAGTGGGAGTAGACTATACCTTAAGCAAACATCATTAAAATATTTGATATCTGCCCATTTCCATCTAGTCGTTTAACCTTCAATTAATAGTCGTAACTATCAAAAGCTTGGCTGCGGATTGTCCTAATACTAGCCCTTCTTACTTTACCCCATGCGATTAACATGAGCCATTGGATTTATTATTGTTTGATTAATAATAAATATACCAACTTAGTAGGTTTGTATTTAATTTTGAATATTATTTTTTTATACATCTAAAACAGCT